ATGATAGATAATGTTTATGTATTTTCTTGTGTAATTGTTTTGTTTGGATGAAATAAAATTGAGATGAACCAAACTGAAAACTTCGGTTGTAGTGTGAAGTCCTTGGAAATCAAATTATTTCTCGCGATAGTTGAAAAACTGATACCATTATTACACAAACGCGATTCACTTAATATATGTTTTCGTCCATATTAAAATATATAGACATTTTATAATAAATAATAAAAATATGGCGCTGTGGTTGAATCAAAACGTATTTAATAATATAGCCATACCCGATTTTGAATATGGTAAAATTTCTAAGGGGACTATCACACCAATGAAGTTGGATGCTGATATGCGTAGTCCTCCATATATAAACCGGATAAACCCGCTATTGTTGGTTAGTTTATCTACCGTATTAGCAGATAATACACACGATGGGTTATCACCTCTTTGTTTAAAATCGTCGGGATTGGAAGATAATATGCTAACCACTACAAGAGTGTTAAACGACCCATATCCTTTAATTACAGATATTATATCCGAATATGGTAAATGTGTTGAATTTAAAGACCCTGTTCAAATTCCTCAAGTATTCAACGCAGGGGTAACCGACTTTGATGCTACTACAGCACCATATGATATTCCAAATAATAATAACCAATGTTTTATTCGTGACTGTTTTGACGGAACGTGGATTCCTGGTTTAAATAATATATTTGATCAAGCCGGAGCGTCATTAAAATCATTTATTGATTATCATAATCTGCGTAACAAATTTAATGATAAAAAATTAAAAAATCCGATAAAAGTTCTTCCTGGTAATACTAACCCTGGAGGTATTGGTCAGCAATTACACGCGATTATAAGGTCGGACCGTTTAAAATACACCGCATATTTTAATTATGACTTGTTGTTATTTGATTATATAACTACCAAATTTCCATTGGATACTACTGAGTTAAAATCTAAAGTGAAAAGAGTTATCAATAACACTAGTGAACCTCTAAGTAATAACCCTAGTGAACCTCTAAGTCCCACCGAGATTTTAGTAATTAATACGGTAAACATCAATTTTTTATGGTGTTATTTGATGTTATATTGCTATAAATGCGTTGACGGCGATGAATTTTTTAGAACTAACAAATTGTATCAAACCGGATATTTTGAGGCTTTAATAAAATTGACCCAAATCCGGTTTGATTCTTTCTCAACTAACGGTGATGACTATATATCAAACCCTTATATTTATTATCGCGGGTCAACCGCAACAAATATATTAAAGGATGAACATTCCGTTTTTTTACCATATATCGAAGATATGTGCAATCAAATTTATAGTAGTCAACCAGGCTTTGGGATTATTGAAAATGTGAAATTGGCCGGCGGTGTTGAATATGTAACATCACAATCAATGGCTGCTACTTGCATGAGTCAATTTTTAAAATTAATATTTCCAGGTCGTTCTAAGACAACAGGTGATGCGATTAAAATAGCGTGTATGACTGATATAAACAAATTATTCAATCTAACTGGGAACAAAACATATGCTGGTTATGGATGGAGTATATTAAAGTTCTCGGGTGATTCGTCACATATTGTCTTTGGTGAAATAATGGAAGTAATAAAAGCATCTTATAGTAATAGTAATAGTATAAACAATATAGAAATAATATATGCTATTTCAGAACGACCTCTTCTTGCACGATTATTAGCTGCTGGTAAAAATGTATATTCAGCATTTAATAGTGTATTTTCTACAAATTTTAAAGGGACCGGGTCTGAGAATAAAGGCCTTAGACATGCAGCATTGTATATACAATGGGATAAAACCAAGCAATTTGTTAATATCGTCCAAGGGTTAGTTTCGAAATTTAACGAAATCTATACTAGTAATAAGATTAATATTAATAATACAGAAATACAACAATTAATAGATTTATATGATAAATTTATATCAATACTTTCTAACAACTTAACCGGAGCCCAGAACCCAGGATTGTTACAACTACAACAACAACAACAACTACTACAACTACAACAACAACAACAACCACTTAACCCAACCATTTTTATCCAATATTTTAATTATCTCGTTAAAACACCAACAGTAGACACTTTCTTAACTACATATAACAAAATTAAATTAGAATCAAAATTAACTGGAAAAATCACAAATGTTCCTCAACAATTTTCGAACTTAGTTATATATTTGGGAGGAGGAAATCGTGGTGCGGGACATACAAATTGGTTAATGGTGATGAAGGCGTTTAGTAGTATGGGCTCACAAATTAATAACGCAATTTCGATTCAAAACGAATTTGATTCAATGTATGAAATCGTAAATTTACTCGTTGAATACTACATAGAAATTAATGGATTGGAACCTCAATTTATTAGTAATATATTTTTGGATGATACATTTCAAAAAATATTCAAAAAAATTATAAATGCACACACAAACAAAATTTCATCCGGTGTAAATAGTGAAAAAATAAGTTTGTTCAGACAAACTCGAGAAGAAGAATGGAGAGGCGAATCAAAAGGAAATGGTTATAGCATACCTGGAAAAGTGGACTCTATTATTGGACGAATGGAAACATTATTAATAAACTGTTTCAAACTTTACAATTATGGTAATAATAGTGTTGTTGGTATGTTGCGAGGTGGTAAAAATGATAATCGAACGAAATTGAGTAAACAAATTGGTGGTATTTTGCGCGAAGAAATAATCTCAACCAAAGAATACTTAATAGACACACTAACAAATGGACAGTTTTACTTTGAATTCACGGTGGATGTTAATGGTACACCACAATCATCCGAAGTAAACTATTCGAACGTATTAACTTACTATCCGTCCAATTTTAATCTTGAGCAAAAAATAGAAATTTTAAAAAATGAATACGAACGATTAAATAACTCATTATTGCCTTTTATAGAAAATGGTAACTATTTACAAGATTCATATAATAGTGATAAAACACGCAAGAGTAATTTCGGCGTGGATCAAATATTTGCTAATAGATTAAAAAATTTGGATATAACTAATGTAGACGTTAACGAATTTACGACCTTATTCGAAAATGAAAAACGTCATTTATTAACGGCAATTAATTTTATATATCTTAGAATAAAAACACCTACTAATAATGTAGACCAGTATAAAAATATGGTATTTACGAAAGAAATATTTGAGAATATTAATACTACTGGTCAATATATGGGGTCATTTAATATTGATAATGTTGGTAAATATCTCAGGTCATTATTAGATATGAGAAAAGAAAGTGGGATTACATACAAAAATACATATAAGGATAGTCAAAATAATGATATTAGTTTATCATTATATTTTAACAATATCGGCACAAATACAAGTGGTGTATTGTTAAATAATGATAGGATGTTAAAACATAATAAGAGAATTCGTGCAAAAATTTTAAGAGCTATGAATTTATTTTTTCCAAATTTACAATTATATAATAATATATATTTTGTTTTATACACACTTGAACAACTATCGATAGAAACAGGTGGATTTACGCTGAAAGAAAAAACCGAAAACCTACAGGATATACTAGATATTCTTAATAACAGAAAAGATGTTGCTAAATTGATTTCAACATTAGGACCACAAATGGCTCCGCTAGAATTGTCGTATAATACGCGAGCAACGCGTTGGATACGATTTCTAAATTATATAAAAAATACCGAATTTAAGAATAATAATACTACTCTATATGAGATCGTGAGTTCAATAATAGGCGATTATAACAGAATTAAAGGAGGAATTTCTAGTGTAAGAAGACGTAACGCACAGCCAGATAACAAAACTCGTCGTAAATTCCGTCGACAACATATTATGACTTCATCCACGTCACGCGAAACAAAGGGTAAAAAGAAAACCAAAAACATAAACCGTTCCAAGAAGAACAAGACGCGCAGAAAACAGCATTATTAAGTATCTCTTCCCATATATACAATGTCTAATATCCATATAGAAATACCAGAATCCATAGACGTAAAGAAAAAACACTTGAAACGTATGGTTTTCGTAATGAACGCTCTAGAAAAAGGATGGACGGTTAAAAAATATAAAGACGAATATATTTTCACCAAAAAACATGAAGGAAAACGCGAAATCTTTAGAGAAAATTATCTAGAAACTTTCATTCAAACCAATTTCGATATGGATATCCTACAAACAATATGATTCATTTACCACTCATTTACCGTAACACATTTTTCGTACATTTTTTGAAATATGTGTTAAAAAAGGCGTCGATTGATAAAAATGAAAAGTTTTATAAAAATACAAAAGTTTAATCAATAAAAGGATTCTGAATAAAAAGATTTAGAGGAATAAGTATTTAGGCATTTTATACCATAAATGAGCGAAACCTATAATATGTAAAAAATCATAAAATAGTATTTAATTAACAGCAATATTGATATATTTACGAACAAATGTATATAATTTTTGTAAAAAACGGTATAACGTAATAATACCGAATTAATTCGAATTTCCCGAAATTATTTTCTATATTAAGGATATAGATAAAATGGCTGGAGCACTAATGCAACTCGTCGCCTATGGCGCCCAAGATGTTTTTTTAACTGGTACCCCTGAGATTACTTTCTGGAAAGTTTCCTACAGACGTCACACAAACTTCGCAATGGAGTCAATCGAACAAACCTTTTCAGGTCAAGCTGATTTCGGTCGTCGTGTAACCTGCACCATCTCAAGAAATGGTGATTTATGTTACCGTACTTACTTACAAGTCACTCTTCCTGAAATCAACCAAGAATTGAAAAATACTAATAGTGGAGCTGTTTATGCTCGTTGGTTAGATTTTATTGGTGAGCAACTTATCGCTCAAGTTGAAGTTGAAATTGGTGGTCAAAGAATTGACCGTCAATATGGTGATTGGATGCACATCTGGAATCAATTAACCATGACTGGTGAACAACAACGTGGTTACCAAAAAATGATTGGTAACACCACTCAACTTACTTACATCACTGATCCATCTTTCGCTGCTATCTCTGGTCCATGTGCTTCCTCCGGAGGTCCATCCCAAGTTTGCGCACCAAGAAATGCTCTTCCTGAAACTACTCTTTACATTCCATTACTTTTCTGGTTTTGCAGAAACCCAGGACTTGCTCTTCCTTTAATCGCTCTTCAATACCACGAAGTCAAAATCAACATTGATTTCCGTCCTATTGGTGAATGCTTATGGGCTGTTAAAAGTTTATCTGAATCTTCAACTGCTTCAGTATCCGCTGCTTACCAACAATCCTTAGTTGCTGCTTCAATCTACATTGATTATATCTTCTTAGATACTGATGAACGTAGAAAGATGGCTCAAAACCCTCATGAATATTTAATTGAACAACTTCAATTTACTGGTGATGAATCTGTTGGTTCTTCATCCAATAAAATTAAGTTAAATTTCAATCATCCATGTAAAGAATTAGTATGGGTTGTCCAACCTGACGCTAACGTTGATTATTGCTCATCCTTAGAAGGTGGTCAAACCCTATACAAAACCTTAGGTGCTCAACCATTCAATTATACTGATGCTATTGATGCTCTACCAAACGCAGTTCACGCTTATGGTGGTCCAACTGAAACATCTGGTTCAGGTGCTTTCATCACATCTGGTGGATTATTTGACCAAGGTTTCGCTACAGGAACCTCAGGTGCTGCTGTTAATAATCCAAATGCTTGGATGGATGCTGAAGCTGATGGTTCATACGTTTCAGATGCTGGTACATTCGTATTAGCTGAATCTGCTCTTGATATGCATTGTTGGGGTGAAAATCCAGTTGTAACTGCTAAATTACAACTTAACGGCCAAGATCGTTTCTCTGAACGTGAAGGTAACTACTTCGATGTTGTCCAACCATTCCAACACCACACTCGTAGTCCAGATACTGGTATTAATTGCTACTCATTTGCTCTTCGCCCTGAAGAACATCAACCATCTGGTTCATGCAATTTCTCCCGTATTGATAACGCTACTCTTCAATTAGTTCTTTCATCAGCAACTGTTGGTGGAACTGCTACTGCTAAAGTCCGTGTTTACGCTACTAGTTACAATGTCTTAAGAGTCATGTCTGGTATGGCGGGTGTTGCTTACAGTAATTAAATTTCCTGTATAATTTTAATATTATTAACACAAAAACAAAAATCCATTAATTAATGGTGTAAAAAATCTATTTTTTACACAATTGAACGAAAACAAATATAAACATAATTATCATAAACATTTTAATACCTATCTTGAAAAAATGTCTTTATATCAATCAAAAATAGCGCATACACAGAATGATTTATTAATGAATTGTTTGATGGATTTTTATGAAGATAAAACTAAATTACATCAAATGATGAGTATAATTAACGGTGAATCAAAAATATCGCTTCGAATCGTAGATTGGTTTGTTACCAATTACGCTAAAAAATATTATACTATTTATGTTTTAAATCCAAATACCACTAATAATCGACGTTTTAAAGTATATAATGATTATAAATTGAAATTAAAGGCGTATTCAAAGAGAAGATTTGATCCATTTTGTAGATGGGAACGCATAACAATACCATATGATGATACGAATTGTATGGAAACAACAATAGGTCAATTGAATTTTTTTAAATGGGCGATTGAACATGATATCATTGATTATATTGCGACAAATTACAATGAAATCGAGAAAGATATGAACGAAAGAAATAGTATTTCCAAGAAGAAAAAGGATTCTTTAAATACTAATGAATATATTGAAATGAATATAGTGGATAATGGGAAAACACGAAAAAAACGCGAAGAATTATCGGTTTCGGCGTGCAAATGTATCAAAAAGGAAAATGTGAAAATTATAGTATCATTTAATTGATAAAATATTTGTATATTTTAAAAATATTATTACTACTACTACATCGATGTTAGGTTCATTTATTTTGAATATTATATTATAATATAATATAATAATGTTTATACATATAGGTAAAAGTGGGTTATGTTGTCGTTTATTTATATTATTACATACAATGGAAATTCATAAAAATGATAAAATCAAAATAATTTGGTTGATTAATGATGCTACCGTTGACGAAATAGGTAAATATATAACGCCTATAGATAATGTTGAATTTCTACCAATCAATTCAGATAGAGAAATATCTGATATTGAATACAAATATTATGATCATAGAATTACGAGAAAACATAAAGTAGATAATGAAATAATATTAAATCATTTAAGTAAAATAAGATTATGTCTAGAATTACAAACTATAGTAAACGATTTTGTAAAAACACATTTCCCATATATATCTATACATGTAAGGCGAACTGATTTCGTTCGTTATTGCAAAGAATTGCGTAATCATGGTATGAATGCATCTTTAGATGATGAACCATTTTTTAATTTTATAGAAAAAAATGATAAATTTAAGGTATTTTTAACAACAGATTGTGTTAAAACTCGAACATTATTTAAAGAAAAATATGGCGATAAAATTATTACTCACCATAATTCGTTTAGTACTGATTCATTAAGACAAATTAATATGGAAAATACATTGTTGGATTTATTTATTGCCGGACGAGGTATTGATTTTAAAGGTACAAATCATTCTACATTTTCTAACATTATTTACAATTTAATTATATTAAATAAAGGTGAAGTAAAATAAATAGATAGATGGATGAAATTTATATAAAAAATGAATATCTTTGTATGTGATCAATTTTACAATAATACTATAATTAATACAACAGGTGATTATAATATTTGTGCAGGATTACTCTTATTAGAGAAGAATTTTGATAATTTCAAATGTATTTCCGATATAGAATTTAATAATAATCATTTGGATCTATATGCAAAAGCGGTTGATTATTTCAATTCTGAAATCAATTCGATTACGATTATTCAAACTATTACTATTCCATTGTTACGTGATTATCCGAAAAAAGTAAAACAGTATAGATATGTGGTTGATATACATGGTTGGGATATGAATAAAATCTCGACCGATCTAATACTACCATACGCTTATTGTTATAATACATTCAATTACAGACCAAGATCGAACAAATATTTTTTCCCACATTGCGTTAAATATAATATAGAATTTAACAAAAATCCTATTAATAAAATATTAGTTTCAGGTAGAGGTCGTAAAAATACATATCGATATCCTATGAGAGTTTTTATGTATGCTCTTTCTTTAAAAGATGATAGAATTGAATATTTCAAACCAGACCATTCATATCGTGAAGATATCGATAAATGTGAACAAATCACATGTGGTGAAAATTTCATAAAAAAACTCAATCAATATAGAGTATGCTTTTCGGATGATTCTACTCCACATAGTCCATATATAGTTTGTAAATTCGTCGAAATATTATCTAGCGGTGCTTTATTATTAGCAACATTGAATTATACCAAATCATATTTTGCAAAAATGGGATTTATTGACGGAGAACATTACATTTCGATCTCAAAAGAAGATTATGAAGAAAAGATAGAGTATATTTTTGATGAGAAGAATCGAGAAGAAATTGATAAAATACGTTTATCTGGATATAATTTATGCAATACTTATCATACTTCTGAACATCGCGCTATGCAATTAAAAGAAATAATAGAAAACCCAGAAAATGTTAAAAAATATACAGATGGTATTGGTAATACAGAATATTATATGGTTGATAATATATATTAAATTCTCGAATAAAATATATATGAATAAACCAAATTACAAATTAATATTTTTAATATTAGATTCTGATAATGAACCAGTATATGATTATAATCGTCATATTTGGAGGCAATATATGAATACGAATCCGGATATTCTATGTATGTTTATTAAATATGATAATAAATTACCAAATGATGTGAAATATGTACAAGAATTGAACACATTATATATTAAGGGTGAAGAGAAATATGAGTGTAAGGCTATATACATGAAAACATTATTCGCATTAAAATATATTGATGCGAATTTTAACTATAAATATGTGATCCGAACCAATTTATCCAGTTTTTGGATTTTCGGTGAGTTACTAGAGTATTTAGATCAGCGGCAATATGGTAAATATTTAATGGGTTGGTTAGTAAATAATAAAACGGATTGCGATAATCCTTTTATATCGGGTACGGGTATTATTATTCCGAAAAATGTAGTACCATTAATATTTAATCATACTGAACCAAAATATTGTATGGATGATATCGAAATATCTGAATTTTATAGGTCTCGGAAAATAGAAATAATATGTGCGCGACGCAAACTACATAATTTTGTTTGTAAATTTGAATTTAATTCAATTACCAATATAGATCTCAAATTAAAAGAAATCAAAAACCTGAAAATTGTATATTTTAGAGTAAAAAGTACAGATAATCGCGAAATTAACGATAAATATTGTTTGGATCAATTACTTAAAACATATTATAATATATAGTATTGCATATTATGGATAAAGAATTGCTATCCAAATTACAACGTATTAATAAAAGCAAAAATGTAAATATATTCGCATCACAAAAGGTTCGTGAATGGTGTCCATATTTATTAAATATAATTATTAATCAATTTCCAAAATATAAAATTGTGCGAAATGTGAGTTTAATCCATAATGTAGATATAATAATTACTCATATAAAAAATAATATCGAATATTTTTCAGATAACGCCATTAATATTGTAATTAGTGGTGAAAACTATATGACTAAGAAAAAATATGATATATCGATTTCAACATTATCAGAATTTAATAGTTATTATAATATTTACTTACCGTTTTTATACATGTCTTTAAAAGAACATAAATTATCAATATCATCAAATGATTTCATTAATTCAAAAAATAATTTTTGCGCATTTATGTATTCATATTCGTTTAAACATCGTTTATATTATTTCGATTTAGTAAATTCTTATATGAGAGTTGACGCTATGGGTGACTCTTGTAATAATACAAATATTTCTAGTAATCGTTCATTGTATAATGGAGATATGACTTTTTTAGATGAGGCGATACAAATATACAAAGATTATAAATTCGTATTAGCGATCGAGAATAAAATGATTGACGGTTACATAACTGAAAAAATAATTAACCCTTTAATTGCCGGTTCTATACCAATTTATTGGGGGACAAATAAAATATTCGAGTTTATCAATAAAGATAGAATTATTTATGCACTTGATTATGATAATGGTGATGAATTATTACGAAAAATTAAGGAAATTAATGAGAATGATGAATTATTCGATCGAATTGTGAATGAACCAATATATTGTATTGATAAGGATCCAGAACATATTTTCAAACAATACGAAACCGAAATATCTACATTGTTCTCATCATAGATCACACCATCTATTTGAATGATTATTATATTAATTATATTAATATAATATATATAAATGCCTTCTATTATTGATAGAATGTCGAATCTATTTAGATTTAAAAAAACAGTAAATACGCCAGTAAATACACCACCACTTAATAGTATAAAATCCCCATTAAAAAATAAGACACAACGTAAACGAGTTATATTTAACGAAGACGCTAATACAGCATATAGTCCGCCAATAAAAAATAAAACAATACGTAAACGTGATATAAATAACGAAGATAATAATGAATCAAATATTCCACCATTAAAAAATAAAAAAAATCGCCCTACTAAAATTCCAAGTACTAACACAAATTTGAAATATAATAAACCACATAAAAGACAAATTCGAAACATTCAATCGTATCCAGTCACAGTAAAAAATCAAACATTTGATACACCGGATGAATTAACGAAACATATGAAATTAATGTCTAATAATTTGAATGATGATACCCATTATGATAGAAAAGTTAGAAAAGAAAATCTAAATGATTCATTTAATGCACGAAAAGAAACATTAGATGCGATTAAAAAGAAGAAGAAGAAGAAGAAGAAGAAGAAGATATAACAAATAGGTGTGATTTAACACTTAGACATCCAATAATTATCCCAAAACCTTTTATTATCATCTTCACGTTTATACGCGGTTTGATTGCTATTTTTTCCTTGATTATGAACATTGGATTGAAACATGTTTGAAAAATGGTAACTGAAATATGGTTTTGTTACACAGTATGTTGTACAATTTTTATAGATATATGTATCTGCCGCTGCTAGTTTATCGCGACATTGTAATAAATTTAGCATTCCATTTTTGTTAATTAAGTAAGCAGTTGTACAATCTCTACTTTTACGTTCGATTAAATTTGGGTTATCTCTCATTCGTTCACAATGATCAATTCTACCCGATGTACAAAGTTGTAATATATTCCATTTTTTATGTTCTTTATTCATTTTTCCGATTAATTCATCAATAGTATGTTTTTGATATTTTACATATTCAAAACTACAATCGTCTTCTAAAATTAATGCATATTCGTCACCATTCGTATGAGCAGTTTCGATTGCTTTTAAATGTGATAATGTACAAGCTAATTCAAAAACAGTAATATCGGTACATTTATCTTTATATTCGGAAAAATCTAAATTTTTCCCATCGATACCTTCAATGCGTTGATGATTCACGATTTTATAGTCTTTTAATTGATTCTCCATTAATATTTTTCTATCAGGACTTCTATCCAGATTAATCCAATAAATGGGTAGGTTATTCATTTAATATATTATAATATATGATTATAATATATGAATATTGAATAATATTAGATATTATTATTATTGTTAAACATGGTTATAATACTCATCCCATAAATTTTTACTGATCGTTTGTGTCTTGTGTGCCTCTCTTGTATCTTCGCGTATATTACTACTGTTTAGTATTTCACCATTTTCATTTTTCAAAAAAGGATATGAGAAATAAGGTGCAGTTACAAAATTATTTGCTATATTAAATATCATATGTTCAGACACTTCAATATTTTTATTATTTTCAAAATTATCTAATACTTTTTTCATTCCTTGTTTTGTAATTAAATATGCTTGTGCGCCTGCTACGTCTTTCATTTTTATAAGAGTTTTATTAAAATCAATTCTTGGGAATAATTTTCTTGATATAATATTCGCTAATTGTAAACATTCTCCATTTTCTTTTTTTAATTCAATTAATAAATCTAATATTGGTTGCGTTTTATATGGAAAATAATCGAAATTAGCGTCATCTTCTAATATTAATGCATATTCTAAACCTTGGTCATAAGACATTTTTATAGTATTTATATGACTTAATGCACATGCGACCTCATATTTATTCATTTTAGAGTTGATATTATATTTAACATTATATTCTTCTAAATCAATATTATTACCATCCACTGCAGAAACACGGGTATTCTTTAAATTATATTTGTTAAATTGATCCAGCATTTTCATTCGTCTACTTTCGGTGCGATCTAAATTAATCCAAAATATAGGTATTTCCTTTAATAAATTATGTATATGTTGTTCTTCGGTATTCATTATTCTACAATTTTATATATATATTTGTTTATTATTATACAATATATTATATATGATTGCTATTAGCATAATAGTCGTCCCATAATATTTTA